CAAATCCGTAACGTTGAACATGCGCTTATGGACAGTTGCGTTGGTGAGTAATTGCAATAGCGGATTGAAGTATATGGCTTTAATTGACGAGCATTGTTTATCTCACAACTGCCCGACGAAAAACTTGACAACGAGGCGTCCATGTAACGCCTACAAGTCATGACTCCCTAGACAGTTCAGTTACCTGGAAGTATGGCAGAGTGGTCGAATGCACTGGTCTTGAAAACCAGCGATCAGAAATGGTCCGTAGGTTCGAATCCTACTACTTCCACCAAATAAATTATTGATAACACCTTAAATTGGTGTTATAATACAAAATATGCGGATGTGGTGTAATTGGTAACACAATAGCCTTCCAAGCTATTATTGCGAGTTCGAAACTCGTCGTCCGCTCCAAACTATTAATTGGCGAGGTTGGCGAAATTGGTAACCGCATCGCACTTAAAATGCGCCGCCTAATGGCTTATGGGTTCGAATCCCATACCTCGCACCAATTATGAGGACGATGAAGAATGAATATTTGTACTGCTAAGTGTCTTGTCCATTATGAAAACCTGTGGACTTTCGAGTTGACCTATCCTCAATATATCCACAGTGAGTTCATGACTCATCATGTCTTCTCGCGTAATGCCAGTAGCTCACGTGCTATTCCTGTGAGGCGTGTGATTGAACAGGTGCGAGAGAACCCTGTGATGCCTCCTAAGGTCTTCATGAATCAGAAGGGCATGGTAGGTGAGACTGAGGCTGAGGCTGATGAAGTTACTGCTACTGCCTTCCATGTTCTTTGGAAGGAAGCCGCAGATAATGCCTGCAAGACTGCTGAGATGATGGAACGCTTGGGTATCCATGAGCAACACGTCAACCGCATTCTTGAACCCTTTCAGTTCATTAAGGTGATCATTACTGCCACTGAGTGGCACAACTTCTTTGACCTTAGGCTTGCACCTGATGCACAGCCTGAAATCCGACAGCTTGCAAGAGCCATCTATGATGAGATGGATCGTTACCGTTACAAGGAAGTGGGTGTTCTTGAGGTTAGCATTCCTCGTAAGGACCGTCCTGATATCTTTGCTCGTATGGGTGCAGATAAGGTGCATACTATCGTGTCCCTTCCGTACATCACTGATGAGGACATTAAGGAGATTGGCAAGGAGAACTACCGTCAGCTTATGAAGATCTCTGCCGCACGATGTGCCCGAGTGAGCTATAATAATCATGATGGTTCTAAGCCTGACCTTGAGAAGGATATGAAGCTGTACGATCACCTCTATGATGGCAGGCATATGTCTCCTATGGAGCATGCTTGCATTCAAGATCCTGATTACCGCAAGTATGCTAATCTGAACGGTTGGAAGAGCCTTCGGTATCTCGTAGAAAACTACCTGTTGTAAAAATGAAAGATTATCAAGAGAGTACGTTCCTTTATCATGAACCTGTGATCCTGTAGGAGAGACCAAATACGCCGTTTGATTGTACTCCTCTCATCATAAGAGAAGTGAGGAAGTCCTACGGCTCTTAGTAGGTCGGGTAGCTCCCGACTAGGATGTCTACCGAAATAGATCCGAAATGGGGCAACGGTTACCCCACAGAATTCAGGAAGTGCGGCAGAGACCACACAAATTACACAACTGTTGAAATAAAGGAAACCATATTATGAAGTGTAAACTGTGTAAGAAGGAAATTCATTTTCTACCAAGTTGTCTAGATGATTCCTATGTTCCAACTGAAGAAGAAAAGAAGACTAAGGTCAATGTGTATTCTTATATGGGAATGAAGGAAGTTAAAATTACGGGACTATGTGAACGATGCTTTGATTTCATTAGTGAAGAAGATGAAGAGTATGATAAAAAGGACAAGTGATGGTTGGTACGGTTAACAAATAATTAAAACGCGATAAGATTTTTGTATGTCTTATCGCGTTTTATTTTATCCGTATAATGTAAATCCGTTTGTTACTTTACGATCATTTACCATAGTGAATGCTTGTCGTCTGTTTTCACCATATCTGAATCCAGTATGAATCCACACTGAATACGCTCCACGATATTCGAGAAGTAATTGATCATAATCTACAACTTTAGCCAACAGTTGAATTAACTCATAATGCTGTCGTTTGTTGCGTGTGGTTAATTGGATGTCACATGCACGTCCTTTGTTATGATCCGATCGTCCACTGCCCATACGATAACCCGAGGTAATTCTCCACTGTTTACCATATCCCTCTATTCCACCTGGCATATAAGGAATATACTTCTCAAGCACGTTTTCACACAGTCTGCTTAGATTTGTCACAATTTCAGATTTTGTTAATCCGCACTGATTAACCAATTTGTGCTTACGATTGAATCCACCATCAAACAACATACCAAGCGTAAAATGCTCGGATAGCTTAAAGTTTGCACTAAAATTATCTGTGCTTTCAATTTCTTGCTTGCGTGATGTTTCAACTGCTGTACCTGAAGATGACGGTGCAGATTTTGTCTCGGCGGTTTGTGTTGTGTTTGATACTCCCTGAGACGCCTGAATTTGAGATAGGCTTTTCTTAGCTGTTGTTCCTTGTGTTTCTTCAGGTAACTCAAACAAGAATTCATCTTCACCAAATGGTTGTGGTACATGGATTGGTGTATAATTGATTCTACTTGGACTACCACATGGAGGAGGAATCATGCCATTAACAAGCGCCTTAACACTTTCTGCGGTTTCCTCAAATTCAGGTTCATATGGATCAACATGTTCGGTGTTTGACGCCGTATTTGGTGTTTCTGCATTACTTGATACACCTGAATTCAAATAAACTTGTGAACCATCAAATGCAACGCTACCACCTGTTTTACCTGACAGCATACCACTTGCACCTAGAAGTAAATTAGCGCCTGACTTAACGCTTAAATTGGCGCCTGACCCAAACAACATACTCTGATCTGACTTAAGGTTATAAGATCCGACCTTAACGTTATTCTGTGCTTTTACTACACGATCAGAATTTCCATCAATTTGTTCTTTTACACTGCCTTTGACAATTTGATTTAAGTTCCCATCTACTTCAATAATACTACTACCATTCACATATAATCGTTCGTCTTGTTTGACATTGACTTGTTTATTCTGATATACTGTTTCTGTTAGATTACTATTGTATTTTCGAATAACTTCTTCACCAAATTCCTCGGATGTTTTTTGAACAGTTGAGGTATGTTTGTTTTTGTGGATAATTCTGTTATAATCGGCATATGATTCAATATACATCGAATTACCACTTTGTATATGAATTTCTTCGTTGGCCGACTGATACAGATTTTTTCCTACCCAAATATTTCCATTGAGCTTGCTTTGTAAATTAAAATTTCCGTTTGCCCACATCGAAATATTTCCATTGGCAGTAAGATTAAAATCTTGTGCCACGCCAACATCCATATTACCGCCAATTTTCATTTTTGCGGAACCTTCTACTTCGATGTTTGCATCAGACTGACAATAAATGTTAATATTTCCTTGGGTGGTTACATTAGCTTCCCCCTCAATGTAGATGAATCCATTACGGTCTACGATTGTGTATTTGTCACCCACAATACGTGTGGTTTTTGTTCCTGTTGCGGTTATTTCCTCAAAAGTGCCACTACGATGATATGTGTGAATACGTTCGGAACCTGGTGTATCGTCGAATTCCTGTACATGACCTGATTCGGTTTCCTTAACTGAGTTATATGGATATTTCGCACCATAACCACAATGTGGTTGATCCCATGTACCACGATCCATTGCAATAGGAATACCGATGATACGATTTTGTTCTTTTTCTGTTATAATAGTATCACGAATATCTCCTCGTGCAATTCGTGGTACTGTTGGTTCTCCTCTAAATTTGTGTAGAGGATATTTTTCATCTTGATCTTCAAATCCTGACATAATATTTGTTACATTTATTTCGTTGGGGTTACACTACCATAATAACTATGAGGCAACATAACGTTTTGTGCTCCACGTTGAGTTGTTCCGTAGATTGACTGCATATTGGCGCCGTAAAAATGACAATATAATTTATCTGCTATATTGCTGTTTTCGTCCTGATCTACCAACATTGATTTTGCACGTTTATAATACTGAGGATGCGCAGATGCTGGTACTAGATTCATTTTGTACATGAATTTTAATATTGAAATTTTGATCTTTGTGTCTTCCGTTAATGCAGAATAACCATTCATCAAAGAATCATCATCAAGGAAGAAACGGAATTTCACATATTCCGCACGTCCACAAATTGGAATCATTCCACCACTGTAACGGAATTTGTATCCATCAGTAGGTTCGGTATTTCCAACTGTTCGTCCTTCATTGCTAGGGGAATATAAGAAATTCAGTAAGTCCTCATATGAACCAATACCATACTTGCTTATGTTCTTACTATATGTTCCACCAATGAAATCTTTTGCGTATTTTTTATTTCCCTTAAATGTATTGGGGAATGTTTTAAGTAACCAATTAACATCATCACTACAGAAGTTTACTCTTTCATCCGTGTTGTGAAGATTGATTTGATTGGTTATCCCAATTGCCAAAAATGCGGCTTTTGACTCGATGGTTAGTAATCCAAGCTCATCACACATTGAAACAATTTTATTAAGTTGATTCCAATTTACTTTGCCGTTATCGTTAATCCATGTAGGCTTGGTTAGATTAAGTTCACGACCATTTGTGTTACTTGGATATTCTGTTACGTCCTGTTTTGGTGGTGTTTTTTCTTCTGGTTCTGCTCCACCGAAATTGGCACCACCCATTTCACCAAATAGCGGAGGAGTAAGTCCTTCGCCAATTTCCTTGAAATCAATCGATGAAAGTTTTTCTTTTCCTTTTTCTACAATTGCATTAATGTTACCGACGTTTTGTAATGATACAACAGAAGAACTGAATCCATCACCAATTTTCTTGACAATATCCTGAGGACTTGATAAACTTAACTTAGATGAATTGGAACCAAATATGCCACCGAATATATCTTCAACCTTATCAGTAACGGAATCAACAATTTTGTCTACTTCTTTTTCAATATTACTAGCATATTCAACCGATTGTTGATAAGACGACTGAATTGATCCTTTTAGAGTCGATAATGTTTCGCCCCCAAACTTCATTACAAATTCGTCCGCATTGTTAATATTGAGTGAAGATAGATTCTTACTTAGGTCTTTGGGTAATATTCCGTTTATATCAACAACTCCCTTAAATTTATCCACCGTATTATTGACCAATTCACTCATGGATATTTTTCCATTGTATAGTTCTGAGGGAATAATGCTCTCGGATTGTTTAACCAAGTCCTTGATGAATCCTTGTTCTGCCTTTGCACGATCACCAATTTCATTTAACAATGTCTGAAGATTGTCCTTTGACGACTTAATTGAATTACCTAAGCTATTACTGATTTGATCATATGCAGTCGTAACTGTCTCAGAGTCAATTTGTGAGTTTTGTGCTAACGATTCAACTACTGCGGACTTACTTTGATCTGCGTTACTAATGCCCTGAGTAATCGCATTATTAAGTGTTGTATTGTCCTGATTTGGTGTTGTGACAGTTGATGATGTTAGTCCTGTTGCATCAACAAAATTTGTTGGAATCTGTCGACCTTGCGGTGTTAGACAATCTTTTAAAATTGCTCCGCCGTCTTGTTCATTGATGTATACTAATTTGGTTTGTGGTATGCTTGGTACAACACCAAACACTACAGGAATTTGACAGTCTGAGTCCATGAATGACACAATTACTTGTGTTCCTTCAATTGGGGCTAGTCCTGCTGTGTTAATTGATCCTGTAATCGGCTGAACAATCATTGCCCATGGTAAATCTGTAGTTGGTAAAATGCTAGTATCATGTGTGTGCAATCCAGCTACACGTACACGACATCTACCAAGTTTAAGTGGATCATCACGATCCTCAACAATTCCAAAATATAACATATAATCTATATCTTTGTTTAATCATATTATCTATTATAAAAATAGCCATTACTATTGTTTTCTAGTAATGGCTATCTGATTAGTAGTCTGAAAAGTCACCAATGTTATAATTACGTCTAAATGAAGGATCATTATTTCGTGTAATCATTGGAGCATTTTGAACAGTTGTATTATTAACCGTGTTGTTATTTTGAACTGCCACATTGTTTTGTGACTTTTCTTTATTTTTTCTATAATGATACTCAAGCTCTTCTTTATGAGCTTGTTCATTATTGGCTTTTTGTACAGGAATAATTGCATTATCTACTTGTGGAGAAGGCAAAATGGGAGAAGTATTTTCATCAAATCCAACTTTACCAGGCGCCACAATTTTCCCCTTAATCACACCCTTAGTTTTATCGTCCGCCAATTTGTAACCAGTTTCCTGTTCAATCAGTCTTAATTGCATTTCTGCACGTGATAAGTTTCTGCTATAATTGCGATAATCAGTTATTCCTTGATTATCTGATGAACGTTTCCACTTTTTAATATCAATGTCTGATGGAGCAAATCCATGTTGATCTGTATATGTGTTGATATATTTGTTTAATCGATCTTCATGTAAGGTCTTAAGCTCATCAATTTTCTTTTGCTGTTCATATAATTTATCAAATGCTTCTGATGCCGCTTGTTCATCGTTTGAGTTGAGTTGCTTTGCTTGCGTTCTACGTTTCTCTACCAATTCTTCATAGTACTTGATGTCATCGCCATAGATTGCGTCTGCCAAATACTCACCTGCGGCTTCCCCTGCAACACTACCTGCAACACCTGTGACAACTGAAGCAACGCCTGCACCTGCCACCCCACCAACAATCCCGCCAACTATACCGCCTGAGCTTCGAATCGCCTGTTTTTTTAGGAGATATTCTTTGTAGTCTTCTGCTTCTTTCTCCGTTAACAGATTAGCACTAACAAGAGCATCTACGTTTGACATATTTTCCATTGCTTCAGTGCCTTCAACAACCGCAGTAACACCAGCACCTACTAATGGAATTTTCTTTGCAACTGCCTTTCCCTTACTCAGTAGTTCACCACCTTCTTTCTTAAGGAAATCGGCGCCATCTTTTGCAATTGAATGTAACTTCTCATTGGTACCTGAAGCTGTTTTACTAATTGCTGTTTTAGCATCGTCTGCTTTTGATTTTAATGTATCAAATGCTTCTGATGCGGTTTGCTTTAATGTGTTTGCTTTTTCTGATATTGTAGATTTAGCACGATCAATTATGCTAGGCTTATCTACAACAACTTTTTTATTTGGGTTTGTATCTACAGTAGTTTTTTTAGAATCAGCTTCAGGTGTTTTTGTTTTGCCTAATCCAAAAGGCGACTTAAGTTTTTCTGTTAGTTTATTAATTGCATCTATAATTGGCTTAAATGAAGTTGCTATTTTAAGTCCAATTGCTCCTGCTATTGTTCCACCAATTCCTTCAATTGATGATAATAAACTACTATTTGAGTTCGTGGTTAACTCTTTTTGCTCGTTTGATAACTTCTTTAGGTCATTTAGAATAACGTTTGTTTGAAGCGTATTTGCCGCAATCTGTGTGAATACGGCGCCCTGTTTTTCAAGCACAGATGCGTTTTCATTAATTGTTTCCTGAGCTACGGACGAACCAACTGTCTTTTCTTTTGGTTTATTATCAGTATCTTTGATTGTTTCTTTTTCTGTGTTCCTGAATAGTTTTCCGCCTGAAACAAATTTAAGAATTTCACGGGTGGTATTGTATCCAATACTTTTCTTCATATTATCGGGATCATACCATCCTTTCTTACTGAATAATATATCAAATGCAGTTTTGTCTTCCTCATTCTTCTGTTTTTTAAATTCGGGTGTNNNCTCAGCCGCCTCTCTTTCTTGAATGGACTTATCTGTTTCCATATATTATAACACGTCCTAATATTGTTGCTGTTGTTTTCTTTCCTGACAATGTTTTTTCTTGAGGCTTTCGTAGATACTTCGTTCGAATGGGAACATATTCTCAATGTCCTGTAAGCTCATTGAATAAAACACCATCATGTCAAAATTTGTTGAATAAAAATTTTGAATTGTGTCGTCAGAGAGGCATATTAGAAAAAACCAATGATTCCTGTGATATACTGTGAATTATGTTTTCCACAGTTTTCACAGTTCCATTCTACCTTAATTCGGCATTTTGGAATAGACTGAAAATACTGAATGATTTTGTCGTATTGCTCCTCAGTTAATTCCTGAACCCACTCAATCATATCTTCTATTGTGGTGTCGGTTTCAACATCAATGACCTCATCAGAAGTAATAATTTTGTCAATTGATTTTGCAAGTAAAGCAATGTTACTTTCATAATCAGATTCATTGTGTTCTGCCACTGACTTAATGAATTCAAAATTTGGAATTTTCATCTTAAGCACTAAGTCGTCTGATAGTTTAACATCTCGCTTAAATTGTTCGATTCCTTCTACTTCAATATCATCAAGATTGAGATTAACTGTGGTATATCGCGAACGTTCTTCCTCGTGCCCTGTTTCTGCGTCACATCTCATTCGTAATACAACACCTGTACCAATTGAAATAGAACGTAACTTGACAAGAATGTACTCAAGATCAAACACAGCCAATTCATCAACATCAATTTCATCCATACAGGTCGACTGAATCACACTCTTAAGGCTGTCGATCATGATAATTTCATCTTCTGATGACTGAGCAATCATGAGAACCTTATTCTCTTTTACCAAAAAAGGACGAAAATGTTTCTTTTCCTTTGTGCTAGGAATTTCAATTGTATAAATTGGATAGTTTGCTTTAGGTAGTTGTTTCATTGTTCTTTCTCGTTTCTAATATAAGTTTCATTAAGTCCTGACTTGACCCAACAAATATGGCGTTGTTATTTGTAATTTGTTGAGGAGTATTAGATGTTGATTCAGTCTCTTGTTTTTCTTCCTTTCGTTCAACTCGTGCTTTCATCAGTACTTCTTGTTTTCTTGAAGTGAGATCAAGCAATTTACTATTAAGACTGCTAAGTTGTCCAATTAGTTTTGTTGCGGAATCAATCGCCTTTGGGTCTTCGGTTTCTGATAGTGCAAGTGCCATATCAAGCAAGTCGTTTCCCTTTTCAATTAGTCCCTTAATGTTGTTTCTTGCGTCATCAAAATCCTCCTCAATTGTTCTTTTAATATTTTCATTTTCAATTGAATTGGACATTAGTTGACCTTGATCATTTTGTGTATTATCATTAATTGGAATTAAATCTGTTACAACGTCATCATCATCATTCACTAAGTCGGGATCGGTATCAAATATTTTGTTTAAACTTTGATTTGTTTTGGTTACGTACATTTTATCTGACCTCTGCTTCTATAAATCCAGCATCATTAGCATATTCAGGATTATCGCGCACTTCTTTAATTCTAAATGTAACGTCAAATTGTGTTGGTGTATTTCCACTAAGTCCAGTCAAAGTAATTGGACTAATTGTGGTTGGATACGCTTCACATAATTCAGTTGACATTACTCCCTGTCCAACTACAGTACCATTAGAATAACCATGCTCATACAATACAATTCCAATATTTGAAACATAATCAGAATAATATCCGTAGATTTTTGTGCTTGGATCGTATACGGTGTTCATCCATTCACGGAAAATCTTATATGACATTCCATTAGCATCAAGATAAAATGTGAATGATGCCTGATCGTAAATCTTATCATATGGCATCTCACGCACTTCACCCATTGTACGAACTCCTGTGGTTGACAAGGTACCATTAGGTAAGTTAAAATTGATGCATAAATTATCAAGTGTATTCACAATTTCATTAGGTGAATAACCATACTTTTTTGATAATCGTTCAATTACTTTCTTGGGTGGCTGTATAAACAGTCGATAATGATTTGACTTGTGAATACCTTTCTGAAATGTCTGATATGCAGAAGTAGTTTTGTCATAATCAGATTTAGGTTGACCAAATAATATATTGGTAATATTAGTTAAAATGGATGCCATTACATTCCTTTCATCATATTCTTATTTTCACCGTGCCACTTCTGAAGCGGTAACATAATAGCTGTGGCATAATCTTCTTTCTTTACTTCTCTGATTGGACTTACGATATGATCCAACAAATATTGGTGTGTTGCCATTGATCCAATAATATCAACCTTTGATATATGACTTAATATTTCCCACGATACTCTCATTCGTTTGTTATCATCTTCACCTGACGCTTGCATTAGACGTTCAAGCAACCATGCACGCGCTTTATAAGGCAAATAGTGAAAGTTAATCCCTATAAATCCAGTTGGTGTACTTGTAAACGGCAGGACAAGCGGATATTCATCCCATATTGGTAAGGTGTCCATATGTTTTGGCGAGTACTGAAACATGTACATTTTACCAATATATAACCGTTTGACAATTGCATCAGAGTCTGACATAATGAAGTGACGTTTGTTGAATGGAATTCTTCTCAGACGATTCACTTCACTATTGAACCATGACATTGATTGACGAGTTAATTGTTTGATTGTTCCCTTTGACCACGGAAAACGAAATTTATCAAACGAACTTGGTTTCTTTTTTTCATTAGACATTCAATTCATCCTCCGTTAACACAATAAACTTCCAGCCGCGTTGTTTTGCATATTGTCTTGCGGCTTTCCACTTTGTCTGATTTACTGCATAGGTACATTGCTCTTCCATGATAACCTGTGCTTTTGGTAATCTTTTGCGATGAGAATAATCAGGCGGATAACATTGTGCTTTTGGCTTAATCTCTACAATATATGTTTCAATTTGTTTTTTCGAATTCTGTACCTTGATCCAAAAATCAACATAATAACGATGCCCACGATTATCAATTGGTGAAACATATGGAATAATAATTGTTTCACTTCCCCACTCAATCACTGCAGGATTATTATCAACCCACATTGAGAATTTCGTTTCCCAACTACTACGCATCATTATTTTTGTCGGATCACCACGATATTTTTCAGGATGTTTTGGTTTATACAATCCTTGTTTATATTTTCGTGCCATTTTATATTAAAATATTATAACTAAAATAGTAATGTTTAACAAAAATATTTACGGGAAAATCATGCCTATTTTTAATAATGACATTGAATCACCGACTACACTTAACACAGACGCATCAGAATTTGAGGGAAACGGAGTTGTAAATTTGGTATATCCTGACGATTTGGTGAATAATCGTGAAGAATATGGAAATAGCTATACTGTGTTCTTTATCTCAGTTCATCATGATTCAGTGTTACAAGGCGGTGGATCAATTAGTACAACAGAGAAAAAATACACCAACGCCAAAGGATCAGCAATAAAGAAATTGGCAACAGAACAAGGTGGTCAAACAGTATTAACAGGTGGCGCCGCATTAGGCATGGGTACAGCAATGGGTGCACTTGGTAGTAAGGCTGGTAGTATGGTGGGAGGAGTGTTTGGCGGTAATGCATTTGGAATTGTAGGTAAAGAAGTAGGATTTGTGGCAGGCGCCTCAGTAGCTAGTGACTTTGTATCGAATCAATTGGTAGATTCAACTGGTAAATCGAAAATTGAATACAAACAGCAAAAAGCATGTATTGTTTTGCCTACTCCTAATGTCAGCACCAATTATAGCTTAAGTTGGTCGGAAACGGATAATTTTCTATTGGGCAATCTGATGGAAATTGGAGGAAACATCGGAAATATATTGAATTCAAAAAATGTTGATGGATTCATGAATACAATGGATGAAGTGATTAAGAAAAATTCTGATATTGGACTTGCACTGATGAGTAAGGCGCCGATGTATGGTGATGTGTTATCAAAAGCAATGGGCAAAACATATAATCCACGAAAGGAGCAATTGTTCAAGGAAGTCAATTTTCGAGATTTCAATTTTACTTACACATTTTCTCCTAGAAGTGAACAGGAAGCAAAAAATGTAATGGCAATCATTAATCAGTTCAAATATCACGCTCATCCTGATATGAAAGATGGTGACTTTCTATTCATCTATCCATCGGAATTTGATATTGTACATTATTTTGATGGACGACCAAATAAACTAATGCCTCGTCATGCTACTTCTGTTCTTAATTCCGTTACAATTGATTACTCACCTAATGGTAATTATAGTGTATTTCCAAATGGAATGCCAACCATGATTCGTATGACACTCAACTTTAAGGAACTTGCAATTCTTACCAAGAAAGATATTGCGGCAGGATATTAATCATATGTTTAATCAATATAAAGAAATCTTCTATCCATTTACTATTGATGGGAAAACAATATACAAATCAATTCGTGATATATCTACCAATGTTCGAGTACGTAAGGACATACTTGATCAAATCACACTGTTTGAAACTTATACATTAGTTGATGGTGATACACCTGATATTGTAGCGTTTAAGCAATATGGTGATCCAAAACTACATTATTTGGTAATACTAGCCAATGAAACGTTTGATTGGCGTAATGACTTTCCAATGAGTCAGGTGGAATTAGATCAGTATATGAAAGAACACTATGTTAATCCAAACGGAATTAAGTGATTAGTTCCCGTATCCTGAGAAGGGTA